ACTGACGTTTTGCAGAGCCTTCCTCAAGGCTCTTTTGCGGCGGTATCTCGCCGAGTCCGGGATTGGGGAGGGCCGAAAGGAGCGTTTGACGCACTCGACTTTGGTAGAACCCCTCATTCCCTGTGACATGAAAACGATAATACTCAAGAGACATCGCCGCACTCGGCTCCAAAGAGCTAAGAAATCGGTGAAGAATCGAGAATTTCTCGTCATCAAAACAAAACATCTCGCAATACTGCCGCAACTTACCAACAATGTTCTCAAAGTCATTCGACTGAGCTAACCATAAGTTGGCAAGGCACTTGGCCCAGTTATTAGAAACAGTAACGGGACCGCAAAATGGGTGATTGCGAAACTCCAAAGAGCAGAAGTCCAACCCGAACAAATCGGGCGCTGATGTCCAGCGCTTAAGAATGTGACCTGATGAAGTAAGGAAATTACCATAATCCGCCAAATCAAGGCCGAAAACACTTTCAAGAGTGTCATCGCCCATAGAAACAAGCAAATGCTTGGACGCATCATAGTCTATACCCAACTTCTTCAAGTAACAAAGCTTGAGCACCAGCTGAAGACGGGAATTCATAGAAATCGTAAGTTTAGAACCGGATTTCATAATTCCTCGGAACATCTGCTGAAAAGAAACACCATCTGAGAACATCATGCGACATTTTGATAAAGCATAATATCGCATATACCACAAAAGCTTAACATCAGAAGGCACCTCGGCCCAGTTAGAGCAAAGGCGCCGACGAGCTTCACAGTCGAAGTCATATTCCCAGGCCGCCACAGTCCAATCCCAAAGGGATTTATCCGCAGCAGCAAATGGGCCTCGGCATGCGCTGAGTCGTCTAAAAAGACCGACCATGCCGCCATTTGAGAAAGAAAGTCCAGGTTGACAAGGCAACTCAGTATGGTGCAATATCTCTGAGCGAAGAGAAGCATCGAATAAAAACGCATCGATAATTGCATCAACCACGGAAATGGACCAAATTAATCGCATGCGCCCCTCCCGCATCTTCTTGCGAGTATGGAGCTCATGTTTGATGAAAACTCGGACAGGGTCCGCAGCTTCGGGACCATCTCTCAAATAGTCCCCAATTCGGGTCATAACCATGTCCACCACAGCTTCGACACCAACAGCTTCCAAAAGGTCGCCATTGGTGGG